CATTTGCGAAGATTTATCTCCGGCTTCCAGCGGAACAGGGTCGGCAAGAGTTCAGATAGGCCCGCAGCGGCGGCCACCTCCTGAATCTTGTCCGCGTCAACCTTGCGGTCGATCCGGCCAGTCACCTTGATGGTGACATCCTCGGACACCTCAATCGTTGTGACGCCCTCCAGATCGTGTGGCATCTCTAGGATGTCACGCAACTGATCCTCGATGCGACGACGCTCCGACTGAAAGTCCTGCTCGCGCTCCTTCGCATATCGCCACTGACGCGCGAGGGCCTCAATGTGTGCAGAATTGCTGACAACAGTCATTGTGCAACCTCCTGATTTGCCGGTGCAGCAATCGTATTGATGACCTCGCCAAGGTCTGGCGTTGCCCAAGGCCCCAAGCGCCCGGAACGATCCTTCGCCAGCCAAATGCCATCGCTCTCGCACATGAGCGCCCGCTGGGTGACGCCCTCCCCGTCCTTCTCCACACGCAGAGCGAGGACCTCATCGAAGAAATAAGGCAGGCTCTGCGTCAGGGACTTCCCCGGCATCGACGGGTTAAAGAGAAGCTTGCCCATCTCATCAGCCGACTTCTCCAGCTTTGCAGAGAAATAGACATGCCGGTTTGGCAGGTCCCTGAACGCCCTGATCATCTCCGTCATGGTGGTATTGAGCGCGCCATAAGCCGCCCGACCGTCCTTATTATGCTTGAGTTCATGCGCTAGCACGACCTCCGCAACCTCCGAAATGGAGTCAAGGCAGACGGTCTTGTAAGTATCCGCCGATGCCTCCTCGCTGTCGCGGAGCCACATATAAGCTTCCCGCAGCGTGTCCATTGAGTTGACTTCAATGAATGGCACATTTGCATCGGCGATGGAGAGCAGGCCCGCCTCCGCCGAAAGGACAATCGGTGACGGTAGCGTCCTGATGAGGGAGGTCTTCCCCGCACCAGCCTGGCCGTAGACCAGCAGCTTGACACTCTTGGCACCAAGGGTGCCTGTGCGTTGTATCTTCATGTGTATGTCTCACTTCTCTGTATGCTCACACTGTCGGACCATCCGGTTGTGTAAGAATTTTTTCTTTACTGGATGATCAACCATCTGTAAAGGGGGTGTCGGCCCAAAAAATTCTTAGGGACAAGGACAGAACAAAAATGAGTGGATTGCAGCTACCAAACGAGGACGATTTGCGAGCGAGGCTGGAGGCATTTAACCTGTCTCAGGTGGCCCGCGATCTCAACGTCAACTACATGCGACTATATAGGTTCATGCGCGAAGGGCGATCACTTCCTGCACCGCATCGGAAGCTTTTGGGGGAATACATAAATGGACAACACAGAAAATCCGGGACGGGAAGGAAACCTGAAAGCTATCTTCGGCGGGCCCTGGTCGCCGTCAAAAAACCACGCAAGAGATAACGATCCCCCAGAAGTCCAACTCGCTGACGCTATCGAACGCGCCGGGTTACGACGCCCGGATCGAATTTTACTAGATGGGAAGCTGCACCGCTTCCGCACGGACACCAAGGGCGGACCCGGAGGTGGCGACAAGCCTGGCTGGTATATTGCATTCGCCGATGGCATCCCCGCCGGGCGATTCGGGTGCTGGCGCTCTGGGATTGAACTGGCGTGGAGGGCAGAAACTCGCGGGCGGAAACTGAGCGCTGTTGAGGAGATGGCAATCACCCGCCGAATGGCTGAGGCCAAGGCAGCCCGTGATGCTGAACTCGCCGCGTCCAGAGAGATCACCGCGGAAACTGTGGACATGATCTGGTCGGCCTGTGCCGCAGCAGACCCAGCCCATCCATATCTCGCCAGAAAAGGCATCCAGCCCCACGGCGCTCGCGTCACAGGTGATGGCCGACTCGCCGTCCCCCTCTATGACGGCCCCGACCAAAACGTGCTGACATCCCTCCAATATATCGAGGCCGATGGTACAAAACGATACCATGCCGGGGGAGCCACTGGCGGCTCGTTCTGGGTGATCGGCGACATCACGGCGACGTCAAAAAGGATCTTCATCGCGGAAGGATTTGCGACCGCCGCAACGATCCACGAGGCAACGGGCGATCCCTGCGTGGTTGCTTACTCTGCCTCCAACCTGGTGCAGGTCACGGGGGCAATGGACAGGGGACAGGACATTGTGATTGTCGCCGACAATGACGCCTCTGGGATCGGTCGAAAATATGCAGATCAGGCCTCGGCGAAGCATGGTGCAAGGGTTATCATCCCGCCAATCGAGGGGGATGCGAACGATTATCTGGCGGGCGGACATGATCTCGTCGCTCTTCTGAACCCACCGGATGAGCCAGACTGGCTGATCTCCGCTGATGATTTCTCTTCCCAACCCGCACCGATTGAATGGCTCGTCAAAGGCTGGCTCCAGAAGCGATCCCTCATGATGGTCCACGGGCCATCCGGTGGGGGAAAGACGTTTGCTGTCCTCGACTGGTGTCTTCATCTGGCGGCTGCATCCACAACCACAACCACAACCACAATCACAACCACAACATGGAATGGTAAAAAACTGCGCCCCGATGGGGGCCCTGTGATTTACCTTGCGGGTGAAGGCCACCACGGTTTGCGATCCCGGATCGCCGCGTGGAAGCACAGACATGATAATCCAGCCCTGAATATGTGGCTGTCCAGGGCAGGCTGTGATCTCAATACCCCAGAGGGCTATCGCCGGGTTGCTGATGCTATCTCAAAGACTGGGGGGTCATCATCATGTTCCCCCTCTCTGATTGTGGTCGATACCCTACACCGGTTCCTCCTCGGCGATGAGAACTCAGCACAAGACGCCAAGACAATGCTAGATGCCTGCGCCGGGCTCATGGAGGAATTCAACTGTGCCGTTCTCCTCGTTCACCATACTGGCGTCTCTGAAGAGGCCCAGCATAGGGCGCGGGGATCATCCGCATGGCGTGGGGCGTTGGATATCGAGATTTCCATCGTCCCCGCCGACAAGGAAAACGAAAAGCCAATGCAGATTGTCCAGCGCAAGAGCAAGGATGCCGAACTGGCAGAGCCGCTCTACGCTGAACTCAACTCCGTTGAGATCCCCGGCTGGTTTGATGAGGATGGAGACCCCGTGACATCCGCAGTTCTCCAACTGGTTGACGCGCCTTTATCGACAACATCTGGAGGCGAAGCTGGTGGTGGCAAGATGTCCAAACTGGACGAGGCGAGGAGGACATTTGAACGGGCATGGTGGGCCGGTGGCGCACAGGAAAATTCAGGAGGACTGCCACTTGTCACAAGAGATGCCCTCCATGATCTCCTGGTTGGCGATGGTTTCGCCAAGCGCACCGCAGACAATCATTGCAGGCCGTCAGACAGAGGACGCACCATTGGGCTTCTCCTGAATGCCTCCCTGATCCGGCCTGATGGCAACACCGCATGGGTCCTCATAGACCAGAAACATGCGGCTGCCCTGCTTATCAGGAAGAGCGCCGACTAACCGACGCGCCCCAGCGCACCAGACGCAACGGCCCACGCCGCCAGCCTGTAAACGAGGGGACCATCGTTGAGGCCCTTGTCCTCATACTTGAGGTAGGTGGCCCAGGCGACACCCATACGCCGGGCCATCTCCCGCTTGGATGGCACCGGGTCAATGCTCATGCGGTAATCGTTTATTGATACAGGTTTCTTGCTCATTTTTTCGCTCCTAAAAAAATCAGGGCGACCCTCCCTTCTCAGGAAAAAGCCGCCCTTGTTAAGGTGATTATGTGATATGTACGAGGTACATCCAGATGCCGGTGAGGCTTGATAGGATGAGCGTCTGACGCGCCCGGTTGATGATGGTTTTCTTGATCATGGCTACCTCACCATCTTTGAGCAAATAAACCCCTTCGCCCACTCACGCTCATCATCATCGGCGAACATTGGATAGACCACCGCGTCAATGATATTCAGGCGGCTGTCCTCCTCCCGGATCGCCTCCCAGGGCAGCCTGCAAATGGCGTTAGCCGCCGCCAGCAAATCACCACCCCAGTCAAAGAGAAAACGAGCCTCACGACGCTCGTATTCAATCTCCATGCGCTCATGCTCTGCTAAAGTCATCATGGTAGTTATTCTCACTCCTTTGTGTGTTTGTGCCAGACATCGTTGGCCTGGCACCCCAAAACCCCGCCGGATGATCCGGTCGGGGCGGGGGAAGTTAAATGATTATTGAGATCGCTACTCAACTGCCCCTGGATTGTTGAGTTCAAACTTGTCAAAGCATCGCCATGAGCAAAACGGTTTGACCACTTCTTCACGTTTGAATTTTCCGTAATATGTGTTTGTCCCCTTTGGGGCGACGTATTTTTGGCATTGTGGGCATCGATGTTTAGCCATCTCAGTTCTCCTATGTTGGCACCCCGAAACCCCGCAGAGTATGATCTCCGACGGGGTGCTGGGGGTTGATGTTGTCCCCGAACGAACCGCAAAGGCTGGCCCGTTCATTGGGGTGTGAAATTAGTTAAAGGTCAGAGTCCAATTGTCAGGCCATTCCATCCAGCCCTTGAACGCGATCCTTGCAAAGATCAATTCAGCCTGCTGCTGGGTCTCATCGGTGAACCCGTGGCCCTCAATGTAGCTCTCGGCTGCGGCCAAAGCCTCGCTCAGATTGTCGATCTGATCGGTGTAGCTTGTGCCAGTCCATTCGATGTCCAGTTTATGTGTCATTTCGTCGTCTCCTCTGTTGTGCTGACAGGTATAGATATAGACCATCCTTTTACCCATGGCAACCCCCACCATGAAAAAAATATCGGTCTATATGCAGGCCTACCCTCATCTACCCTCATCTACCCTGGG